AATCCAATTGGCAGTAAAGCGGTTAAAAACATACTACCATAAACAATAAATTTTTTCATTTCAGGCGACATTTCCTTGAAAGCTTGTGTTATCCTTTCAGCATAATCAATTATATCTTTTATTGTATTTTTCAAGTCGACAACCTTGACAATTTCAGTTCCTAATTCTGCAAAAGCAAGATTAATACTATCTTTTAATGTTGAAAACAAGCCGTTTAACGATTGCGAGAGTTTTTCAGTTGCTTGATAATACATTCCAGATTGCTGTGTTGCTTGTCTTAATGCTTCTCTAGTCATTTCAAAAGATAACTTACCGTCTGTTCCCATTTTTTTCAATTGCTCTATTGTTTTTCCAGTGGTTTTTTGCAATAAAGATAAAATAGGAACACTGTTAGAAATAAACTGTATTGCATCTTGACCCTGTAATTTAGTAGCACCAGCAACTTGACCATAGACCACGGCTAATTGACTAAGATCTGCTCCTGATCCTGCGGCTACATCGCCAAGCATTCTAATTGTATCCATAGCTTCAGACAGAGGGATATTGAAGCCTAGCAATGTTCTTGTTCCTTTTACTATTTCTGGCAATTCAAAAGGGGTTTGGGCGGCAAATTTTGATAAATCTTTGAAAAGTTTTTGCCCTTTTTCTGCCGAGCCTGTTAAAATCTCCAATTGAATACCTAATGCTTCAAAATCACCAGCGGATTTAATAGCTTTTATACCAATTCCGCCAAGAGCAGTAGACATAACGGCAACACTTTTACTAAAGCCCTTGATAGCTTTATCTGACAAATCTCCCATATTTTTTGCCATTTGCTCTGTGTTTTTAGCAAATTCTCTAGCACTTACACCCATAGCCCTATCAATTGCCTTGAGTTTAGGACTTAGGTTATCGACTAAATCATAGATAAATTTAACATTAAAGGACATTCTGTTGCTCTTTTATTATTTTGTTGCGGGCTTTTATAATCATATCTAGTTCAGCAAGTGGCATTTCTAATATCTCTTTGTAAGTTATAGCACCATTATAAAAGACTAGTATTTGAGATACTAGATATATAATCTCTTCTTGAAATGTTAGCTCGTCTTCCCTCCAGCTAACCACTTGCTTATCCAAAAATTTGCTAAGAACTCGCAAACGATATTTTCCCAATCTTGAAAATCTAAATTGTTAATATCGCTTTCACTTAATGGATTTTTATAACCATCATCTTTAAAAGCAACTTTTTTCAGCAATTCATTTGATTTGTTAATTATCTCTTGATCGCCGTTAAATAGAACAAAAGCAATAGCAGAAGCAGATGGAGTTATAGCTTCACCTTCGCCTTGTTGCTCTTGCTTTGGATTTTTTGACACAAACTCCATAGAAGCCTTAATAAAAGTCGACTTAAAATAATAGAAATAGTTTTTGACAAGATTAATATTAATCTCTTTTAGATAAATAGTATCAATATCTTTAAAAGTATTAGTTCCGTTATCGTTAAAAGACGATTTTTCTAGGGGTTTTGTAAGTTGTATTTTCATTATGCAAAAAGTGGGTTAGCATTAAATTCTAAGTCAACATCTTCACCATACGATCTTTCAATCATATTACTTTTTAAGACAGCTCCAGTCCATCTGTTAGAGCCGTATTCAATAGTATTATTATCGCCATTTTGCATAATTTGATTAATAGTTGCTTCAGTCTCTTGCGAATAACGAATACTTACTTTTATAACAGAAAAAGCATTTTCATAGTTCTTTCTTTTAATTGGTGGGCCGCCGATTTGACCAGAGGTTTCAATTTCAGGAGTTCCGTCTGTAAAACTTACTTTAGAATTATAAGGTATAGTTTTGCCATTTACAATCAATAATGGTTTGTCTTGTATTGCCATAATTAAGCCTCGAAGTTAGGGATAAGATTAATAATAATAGTTTCAAGTTGAGTTACTATTTTTGCGGAACTATCAGCAACTATAGAGCCTTCTTGTAGATTAATAACAATTGTTTTTGACACATAGTCTTTAAAATAATTGAGAGCCTCATTGCTAGCAACAAGTAAAGCATAATCAGTATTGATATTAGCAAGACCAGATAATTGCTTATAATAATCACATAAAGCCCCGATAAAAGTATCTTTATTGACTAATTTACGATTAGCAACTATCTGTCCACTTGTTAAACCGTGTTGTGAGAAGTCTTTTTTTATACTCTTGAAAAAGTATTCACGAACAATCGACATAGTGTCAAGAGTATTAACACTCTTGTAAGTTTTATCGACATTGCCAGCATTATCTAGTTTATAAGTAGTAAATTGCTTGTTAATATCGATATAGCTATTTGCAGAGTTGTTTTGAGGGCAAGAGCCACCAGAGTTTTTAAGCTCATTTCTTTCTTCTTCTAGGTAGTTATTGCCAACATCAATAATTGGCAACTCGAAAGCTACAGTATTAAAATAAGGGATTGCCGCATTATAAGAACCGCCCAAGGCTTCGCCGTTAGACATTATTCTTGAGATATTAGCATTTACAGTCAATCTTAATTCACGAATACCAGCAATAACAGCGGATATGGTTAAGTTATTTTCGAAAATAGCTCCGCCCTTGTGAGTTGCGGTATTGATTTTATTATTGCAAATAACATCTAAAGTTTTTAGGTTAAGTCCATCTAAAAAGCTATTGTTATTAGCATAGGTATCGGTTTTAGTAATAATTCCCAAGCCGTCTAATACTTCATTGTCAACATTAACTCTAGCTTCGGTTAAAGCGGTTAGAATTGACAGAGTGTATTCACTAGGGTAAGCAATCGAAGTAAAGCGGATTTTACTATTAACAATACTATCAAAAAGACCAGTCAATACAGGGTTAGTCAAGCCACCATTCATTGCAGTGATTGCAACAGAAATACCAGCCACAGAGCCTTTTAATTTCAAACCTATTGAGTTGGCAACAAGCCCTTTATTTACAGAGGTTAGATTAACAGTTGAGGTAGATATTCCAGCAACAACAGGACTATTTAGGTTAGCATCAATCAATGCTTTTAATTTAGTTGCAATTGCAACCGCAGTGTCGCCAATAGCAACATCGATTTGATAAGCACCGTTTTTAATGCTATCTATATAAAAGCTTAATGAACCGCTTGCAGTTGCAGTCCCAGTGATTGCAAATGAACCAGTAGCAACTACACCGCTCGCATTGTCATCAAGAGCAATAGCAGATACTTTAGGGCGAGTTGATGATATAGACAAAGTTTTTAGCAATGCCCTACCAGCTATTGAAATATGAGAGGTTCTGCCAAAGAAGTTGTTTAGGTCAGTTTCTGTTAGAATTTCTTTTAACTCTCCACTTGTTGCAGAGCCACTAAGTTTTTGCCCTACTAATAGAATTGATCTCTCGTCAAGCGATGCAAAAGTATTTGCACTTAGGATATTGACGGTTGCTTTAGGATATTCGCTCATTTATTTTTCTTTTTTAGTTTTAATAATTTCGATAGCATTGTCAATAACACTATCTTTTAATCTATTTCGCCAAAATTGGCTTATTGGCACATCGTCAAGGCTTTCAATCTCGATTTCTTGCCCTTCTTTTAACAGCCCAAGTTTAGGATCGTTAAAACTTTTTAATATTTTTATCTTCATTTAATAATTAACATTAGAATTAAAATCATTAATAGCAAGATTAACTTCTAACAATGGCACTACATCATTAAAATGATCGACTCCATCGTTATCGATGATCTCGCCAGTAATTGCAAAATCAAAGCGGTGTAAATAGCTAGCAACATTATAAGCATCGGTAGCATTGCCAATGTATAGGCACGGTTGATATTTATCTTGTGTTAAAATACTAGTAAAACGATAATTTGCAATACTTTTTAATATCGGTTTTAAATAACTTCTTGCCAAGTCAGCTTCAGCACTTGCAAAACTAGAGTTTTCAGTAGGAATTGCAACAAATATTGAAAATTCTAGCAATGTTTTAAAGTAGAATGTTTGGTTTGTGGTTAGTGAGTCTGTTGTTAAAGTTGCCCCATTTTCCTCTACTCTTTCATCTCCCAATAAAACGAACATCCATTTTTGGCTTGTGTTATTCTTAAAAAACTCTTCCGCTCGTTCACTCGTTGCTACGTGTTGTATTCTTGAAGCCTTGCTAAAAGTAATATTACCATCTATTGTATTATTTGCAATAGAATT